CCACGTTGGTATCATAGTTTTGTCCACCTGCACCAAACGCAACTCCGCCAGATTTAAATGTACCACCAACGTTCAAGTTACCTTGTATACCTGCACCACCAGTTACACGTAGAGCACCAGTAGTAGTGCTAGTACTTGGTGTAACGTTATTGACAATCAATGCACCAGTGATAGTACCACCGTTATAACTACCACTGGCACTGGTCAATACGGGGCTTCCGCCAACAAAAATTGTTCCACCAAAGTAGCCGTCACCACCTACTCCAATACCACCGCCTACAGTTAATGCTCCAGTAGTAGTACTGGTACTGGCTGTGTTTGCTTGAATTTGAATAGCGTTTGGAACTGCACCACCAGCAAACTGACTGCTGGCTGCATCTACATAGGCTTTGTTAACTGCATCAGTGGTCTCAGTTGGAGTAGCCACATTAACAATTTTACTGCCGCTAACATTAACTTCACCAGGAGCATCAATAATAAAATCACTGCCACTAGTAAATTTGAGTGCGCCAGTTGTGTCATCAAATAGTGTTTTAACTCTTAACTTACCATTAATTGTTACGTCATTACCAACAGTTATATCATTGTAAACTGCTAAATTATTTCCAACCGTTGCATTGGACACTGTTGACAGTAAACCAGTAACTTGTGCATTTGTAGCTGTTAATTTTTTAGTTGCTGAATCCCATATTAGGTCAGATGAAGTATCATCAACTGTGGTACCAGTTGCAGTATAATAGGCTAATCTACCAGCAACACCAGAACTCACTGTTCCGCTAGCACTTAGATCAAGACTGCCTATTTCTGTATCAACGTATGTTTTAACTGCTTTTTCTGTTGGTACAACACTGTCACTATTACCTGCTAAAGTTCCGTCAATACTGAATTCATTAATTGTTGCACCTTGTGCAAATCCTAAAGCAGTAATTGTAATACTGGCATTTAGACTGCCAGTAACAGTTAAATTTTGTGCAGTTAATGTGCCAGTGGCATCATTCCAAGTCAGTGCCGCACTAGTACCAGAAGTAATTCCTTGTGCATTATAATAGGCAACTCTTCCAGGACTACCAGTTCCTAATGGCAAATTAGTTAATTGACTACCATCTCCAATAAAACTTTGAGCAGTAATAGTTCCGCTGGCATTTATAATCCAGAAGTATATGTTTGATTTAGTACAGGGGTTAGGGGAAAATTAACTGGCATATTATTCTCCTAATCCTGTAACATCAACTACGTGTACTCTATTTTCTAAACAGCAATTATAGCCGCCGTTGATTGAATGTTGTGACTCGTCCCACAACATTTGGAAAAAATCATTTCTTTCAAAAATTCTAGTTAATTGGTCCATTTTAATTGCAGTATTCGTCACAGTATTAAACAGTGTTAAATCATAAAGAGGATTAGTACTACCATCTGAGGCTTGACGTGTGCCGTTCTCAGTTATTGTATATTGCCATATTCCTAATGTTTGCATCTTATTGTCCTACCACGAAAGAGTTATTACCAGCACCACCAATACCAAGTATGGTTAGTCGTTTTATTATTCCTGCGGTTATTGAAAAAACGTTCTGACTACCAACTATTACGGCATTAGTACCGCCCTGTAGTGTCACGTTAGCAATACCACCAGTGTTATTATAAACATATATTGGAGTTTCAACTCCAGGAATGACGTTGGTAACAGTAATAGTAGCAGGACCAGTAACCGCGTAATAAAACGTTTTTGCTGTTCGGCAGTCAATTGTTAGTGATCCACTAGTATCAATCTCATTTGCCGGCTCAATAAAAATATTACCAACCATCGCAGGATGCAGAGTACAAATATATTGATATCTTCCTACAGTGTCTCGAGGAATCTGCCAATATAATGTGCCACTAATCTTGGCTTGAGCACTTGAACCAGTACTTACGATACCATCTCTACTAATGTGAACTAGACCAGTATTATAATTTGCACCTGCTTGATCTAGAATTGCAAATGGATGTGTTCCTTGTAGTGTGTTTAAATTAAATGCAACGGTTTGTCCAGCTTTAAAATACAATGTTGGATTATCAGTAGTACCTGTAAAATTAGTAAAAGTATAGGATAACAAACTATTGTTAACAACGTCTAATGATGTACTTGCTGATAATACAATTCTGTCCAATGTAAATGTTGGGTAATTTTTCCAGCTAACACCATCATAATACAAAATTTGTCCTAAACTTAAATTATTTCCTACACCGCCAATTGCTACATCAGTTAAATCGTCTAAGGTAGATGCACCTGGAGTACCAGTTAATGTTATAGTATCAGTGGTTGCGTTTGTAGTGATTGTTATGCCACCAGCACCAACAAGAGTCAACGTGTCAGTAGTAGCATCAGCTACAACACTGGTCTGACCAGCAACTGCAATTGTTTCAAAACTATTACTTGCCGCACCTCCAGCACCAGCATTGTCAGTTCCGGGAACCCATTGTGCCAAGGCAGCGTTATATTTTAATACTTGGCCATCTGATGGAGTGCTACTAATTTGCACATCTGTTAAGTCGTCTAATGTAGCAGGAACAGTTGGACCAGTAAATGTTATAGTGTCAGTGGTTGCGTTAGTAGTGATTGTTATACCGCCAGCACCTACAAATGTTAAGTTGTCTGCTGGTATGTCAGCAGTCACTGTAGGTTGTGCTTGTACAATAATGTTAGCAAACGTATTTTGTTGTGTAACAGTTTGCGTATTGTTGATAGTGATAGTATCAGTTGCTCCATCAGTCACAAGACTGATGTTTGTTCCTGCAACCAGTGTTAATGTGTCTGCACTTGAGTCTGCAATCACATTAGGTTGACCACTAACTGCAATAGTACTGAATGACGTAGCAACGCCTGCACCTGATAAACTTGCACTAATACTAATGGTATTAGCATCAACTCTAGTTAAACTAACGTTTGCGCCTTCTTCAAACAAAACATCTTGTGTAGTGTTATCAGAACCAGCAAGTCTTACTTTCACACCACCTGCTGATGTTTGTGTATTAAATGTATATGTGGTAGGTGTTGGTGCTGTGGCTGCAATAGTAATATTATCAGCAGTTGAGTTTGAAGTTAATGTAATATTACTACCAGCAACTAATGTTAAAGTATCTGTTGGACTATCAGCAACAACGTTAGCTTGCCCTGCAATAGAAATAGTTCTAAAACTATCACTAGCTGAACTTCCGCTCAAGTCAGGTGCATTAACCCATTGTGTTCCATCATATTTTAAAACTTCACCGTTAGTTGGTCCAGACACAGCAACGTCAGACAAACTAATTAATCTTGGATTTACAAAGTGTATATTAGAACCCATATTACGATGGTTATAGCACCAATAATACATTGTAGTTGGAAAATTATTTCCTATGGTTATTTCTACACTTCTATTAGTTGCTCCATTAAAAGCAGTGCCGTTATATACTGCTCTAGTAACAACAACATTATCTAATTTATAAACTACATTGGTTGTAAATGCAGTACCGCCATCTCTTTCACCATTTAATTGATCTGCGCTAAAATTTAAATTGTGCGGGTTTGGAGTTGTTCCGTTTGCATTAGGAAAATATACGTTTGTATCATCACTTTGATCAAACACGTAGGTGTACCCACGCTGTAAGATTAATGAGGGTTTATATTCCCCATTAATTCTATACTTGTTACCAATGTCAGGAGCTTGAGGCGAAACTATGGTAACAACATACGTTACTTTTGGAGTTAGTCAAATTGTGGCATTGCAGGTTGCACCCATTGATTACTATCACCGTCATCTACATAAACGTACAATACACCAGTGTTGGTATTGAACCACAAACTGCCGCTACGACTGTTTTGTGGGGGATTTTGCGCCACTGCTACACCAAGACCGCTTTTAGCGTTGGTTAAATCTGCTCTTAAAAGTGGGATTCCGCCCTTGACTAGCCCGTCAAAAAGCACCAATGTTTTTTGCTCTGCATCGTAGTACAGATCACCATTGTTAAATCTACTGTCTAAAAAATCGCTGTCGTTTGGGACGAGTCTAATTGAACGTAGCGGCGTCATCTCATTTAAATCCTCTTAATAGTACTATTTACCAACTTTCAAACCAATACTTAAAAGGTCAAATGATGTTGATTAAGTCAAATACTGTTTCTAGTTTGGTTCTAATAATCTTATTAGAAAAGCTACTTTTTAGCCCCTGATGCAAGGGTTTAGGTGAATGATCCATTTCTGACCAGCACCAACCTTTATGCTCTCGGTTGAGCTTGGGTATAAATTCGTCCTCTACAATCATTAGATATGTATGGTAGAAGAATTTATCATCTTTACTGACAAAAAGCTCTAGTGGAATGGTCTTTTTGACATCTGGCATTGTGCCAATTTCTTCAACTATTTCACGCTTCAACGCTTCAAAATTATTGGCGTCTGTATCTTCTTGTTTCCCGCCCACAATACCCCAAGTACCACTGGTCCTGCCACCATTACGAAGCAGGAATAAAAATCTCTTGGTTGATTTAGCGTAAAAAAGTGCCCCACTACAGACTATGTCGTTCATAAAATAATTTGCCAACTTCCGTTATCAAAGGTTCCTTCCATACTCTTAGTCCAAGTGCCGCCAGACCATTTGTATTGTATACCTGTATAAGCATTAGTTATGAATGTTGGACCAGTTTGTGTTCCACTATTGAAAATTACATGCCAAGTGGCGCCATCCCATTGTATTATATCGTTTGCATTAGCTCTTAAAAATGTAGTGCCATTTGCATTTCTAAAATAAGGAACACTGTCTGCAAAATCTACAATACTTGCAGGATTTATTTCTTCTAATATTAAAAATCTCATGTCTACAGTTTTAGATGCTGGTAGTGGACGAGTAGGATCTACGATCGCATCCACTGTGCCTCTTGCGGCAGTTATTGCTCCAGCACCTGCAATTAGTGTGTTAGTTGGAAGACTTTGATTATCAAAAGTTAGATGCATTATTGTTTCATCAGCAGAATCTAAACTTAGTGTACCAGATGCAATTTTTCCATCTGCCTTGGTCAATTGTAACTTACTGTATCCAGCAACAAATTTTCCTGGATAGCGTTCTAAAATTTCTCTCCAATTAATATTTTGTCCTAGCTTAGAAATTTGTGTGTCAAATGTATTAGTAACACCTTCAACATTGCCAAGTAGTTTGGCAATATACTGTGGACTACCGCTAGAAGAATTATTAGTAATCATTACTCCATAACCATACAAGGTGATCACTTGCCTACTAATCATACTGCCCGCTAACAAGTCGTTTGTAATGTTGCCCTCTTCATCAAACACCCTAGCAATAATACTTGTAATAACACCTTGACGTTTGACTTTTGCTGGCGGGCTCAACCAAATGGGAGCCATAAATTTTAAACTGGCAATTTCTAAATCTTGATCGCCTGTTGGAATAGTTTGGTTAGTATAGTTAATTTCCATTAACTCTAATGTGGTCAAACTGGTCCAATCTAAATAGTTACTAGTAGTTTGTAATTCAATAGCAGGATTAAACAGTACAACTATTTGTTCTAAAATTTGTAATTTTTGATCAATGTTGGTAGTCCATATGTCTGCTTTTAAACTTAGCTGATATGGATTTGGCATTAGACGTTCAACGGTCACGTCTGCACCACGCTTTGCGGCATAGTCTTCAATATATCTTCCGTAAGTAGGACTGTCAACATCTTCATCAGTGTAACCATACTCGCGTTCAATAACATGCACTTTGCTCACATACGTGGGATCTTGCATCCTTGCACGACTTAATTCTAAATTTTCAATGTATGCACTAATAAAAGGCGCCTGCATTAAAAAGTTTTCACTATTTTGTCTAAGAATAGATGCGGCTTGTTTGTTGAGTGTACCAAAGCGTACAGGTACTTGCTTTAGATTACCCTCTCCGTCTTGATAATGAAATCCACTCAACGCTCTTATGAATTGAGTAAGATATCTTCGTATTTGTCCGTCGTAAAAGAAATCCATTATGGGTTATCCGCCTTTGGTTTTAAATTTTTACCAATCTCTAAAGGTTTAGATATTGACTGGCGCTCGTTAATCTCTTTGTTGCCAATTGTTGTTTTATTCTTGTTGTTAATAAAACTAGTCTTTTGTGTCATGCGTGTTGAATTGTTGGTCATGGTCATACGCACATTATTTTCAAATACTGACCACTTGCCTATGTCATATCTAAACAATCTACTTGGCATAAAATCTGTTCTTAGGAAGAAGTTTCCTTCTTCTGGATTAGATGGGAATTGCGCACCCATGCCATTAGGACTAGTTGCATCACCTGTTAATTTAAATCCATTTGGTGGTACATTGTCACCCACCATATAACCTAGATAATAATTTTGTCTAGGAGTTTTTAAAGTCACGCTAGTATCTAATCCCAAAGTACTGGCATCAACTAGTGTTTGACTTGCATCATTTAACATGACCTTGCCGTTTCTATCAACAGGCACCATCCATAAGTATGGACTTAATGGATCTTCTGCAGACTTGTCCAATATGTCTTTAAATTCTTGTGAATCAACTAGTGGTTTACATTTTAATTTAATCAAGTGCGGATACCAAGTTTGACTGAAACCTTCTGTTGGACGCAATACATCATCAACTACATAAAATCTTCTCAAAGCTACTTGTGCATCGTTAAGCGCATATGGATCTTTTAGGTGAGGGAGTTCTAATACATCGCCTGCCATAATTTTACGCCCAATACGTTTTACGCTATCATTAAGATGTACGTGAATAAAAATTGTGTCTTGTGCTAGGAAAAGTCCAAATTGTGTTAGACTCCAATCCAGTTGTTGCATATTATAAATGCAACGCATCACGAACACATCATCGCTGTATTTTCTATCTCTATTTTCTAGTAATAAAAGATCCTGTATTCCTAGCTCCGCAATTGCGTTCCCGTTATTGGGTTGTGCAGGGCTCGCAGTTCCTTCAATAGGATCTTTAGGCCCCAAATACTTGTGGATGTAAATATCAGTTCCACCAACCATAAATTGCTCTAGGATAGCTCCGTCTAGGAATTTATAGTCATGTGCTTTTTCTGGTTTGTATAGGCTTAGTCTTGGCATAGTGATGTATTTATTGTAATAGGATAAGGTAAATATAAGCATGAGTGAACAAATCGATATTCTAAAAGATGAAAAAGAAAAGGTCTTCAATTACTGCAAGGCTTTCCTAGCGGACGGCATGGTAGATGTTGAATTGGACCCAATTCATTACGAAACTGCTTTAGAAAAGTCATTGGCTATATATCGCCAGCGCAGTCCTAACAGTGTAGAAGAAAGCTATGCATTTTTAGACATGGTTAGAGATCAAAACGAGTATATTCTTCCTGCAGAAATTATACAGGTGCGTGAAATATTCCGTAGAAGCATTGGATCTAGAACTGGTGGCGGAGATGGCGGAACTTTGTTTGAGCCGTTTAACTTAGCTTACACAAACACATATTTGCTAAGTTCAAGCAATATGGGCGGGTTGGCCACATACTATTTATTTGGCGGATATCAAAAACTTGTAGGTAAAATGTTTGGTAGCTTTATCAATTTTACATTTAACCCTACAACACGAAAGTTAATTGTTCAACAACGTCCGCAAAGCAACGAGCGTGTATTATTGCAAATCTATAACAAGCGTCCAGATTTTGCTTTCTTACAGGACACCTATGCCAATATTTGGATCAAAGAATACACACTTGCCAATTGCAAACTAATGCTAGGCGAAGCTCGTGAGAAG